GTTCGGTCACGGGGTCGCCGGTTGTCGCCGCGCTGACGGCCGATGTGGGGCATGAGGGGCAGGCGACGACCGGCGACCCCGTGACCGAACTGGACGCGGCGGTGAAATCGCTGATGCAAAAAGACAGCCTGAATTACACCCAGGCGCTGAACAAACTGGCGACCGAACAGCCCGACGTGCTGCGCGCCGCCTATGGGAGATAACGACGATGGCAGCGAACACAGGCGAGCATCTGCGTATTCCCGGCCTGGTGGCCGGCGCTGATTTGTCGGCCAAACAATATCACGCCGTCATGTTGACCACGACCGCCAAACAGGTCAAGGCCAGCACCGGCGCAACGGCGGCCAACATCGGCATTTTGCAAAACGACCCGGTCACCGGTGAGGCGGCGTCTGTTGTCGGCGGGGGCTTTACTAAAGCCTACGCCGGTGGCAACGTCGCAATCGGCGATTTGGTCACGGCCAACACGACGGCGCAATGCGTGGCGACGACTACGGCCAATAACAAGGTCATCGGCCGCGCCGTCACGGCGGCTGCAGCGGGCGAACTCTTTGAAGTGTTCGTCTCTTTGAGCAATTACTAAGAGGTGAGACATGGCACTGCCAACAATCAATGACGTACAGATGGTGGAACCCGTTCTCACCAACATGATGACGGCGTTCCGACAGGGCACGGAGCGGTTTATCGCCTCGCGCGTGTTTCCGGTCGTGAACGTGGCGACCGACTCCGGCACGTTCTACAAATTCACTAAAAAGTACTGGTATCTCGACGCGCTGCAACGGCGCGCCCCCGGCGATCCGTTCGCCCGGCTGGACTTCGGCGTGGAATCGGATACGTATAAGACCGAGCAGTGGGCGGCTGATTACGCCATTCCCGACGAAGTGCGCGCCAACGCCAGCGCGCCGCTTGACCTGGAACGGGCGGCCGTCGATTTTCTGGGCCAGAAGTCCATGCTTCGCAAAGAAATCCAGTTTGCGGCCGACTTCATGAAGACCGGTGTGTGGGGCACGGACAATACCAGCGCCACGGATTGGGACGACTTCACCAACGGCGACCCGATCGCCGACCTGATTAACGCCGCGGGCGTGGTCAGTTCGGCCACGGGCTATCAGCCCAACACGCTGATTGTCGGTGAAGTCGTTCACCGGGCGCTGATGAATCATCCCGACGTGATCGACCGGCTCAAATACGTTATGGCCGCCAACCAGAACAATATCCGGCAGTCCCTCATGGGCTTGCTGGGAATTGAGAACTATCTGGTGGCCGGGGCGATTTACTCCAACACCAATGAGGCGGCGGCCTTCAGCGCGTCGCCGGTGATTGACGATGATGCCCTGTTGCTCTACGTCAATCCGTCGGCCGGGCCGATGGGCCTGAGCGCGGGTAAGACGTTTGTCTGGGAGCCGGGCGGCGGCGAGGGCATGCTCTACCGCTACCGTGACAACAGCCGTCACTCGGACGTGATCCAGCACAAGGAGCAATGGGATCAGAAGGTCATTGCGCCTGAGTTGGGCTATTTCTTCAGCGACATCGTGTAACAGTCAATCGTCGCGGGGTGGCCGTGTGCCGGTCGTGTATTCCACTCCCTGACTGCGCACACGCCACCCCACGGCGATTGACGGGAGTGGAATGATATGAGCGGTAGCGTTTACATCGGCGTTGCCGGGCCGGATAGCGACATCGGCGAATGCCGGGACAGTATCCAACAAATCGAGGCCCCGGACGGCAGCAGCTTGACGTTCGGCCGTGGCACAAAGGGCTACGAAGTCCGGCAGAGGCACTTTAACAATTTCATTGACGGCGGGCATGAATGGTTGTTCCTGCTTGACCACGACATGCTCTATGCGCCGGACACGCTCACGCGGCTCCTGGCGTGGGGGATGGATTACGTCAGCGGCTACTACCTGCAACGCCGCTACAGCCCGATGATTCCCGTGTGGTTTCATCCGTCCGGCGGCGCGTGGCCGATGCGGCCGTTCCTGGAAAATCCCGAACCGGGCCGCTTGCACTGGTTGGGCGCGACGGGCTGGGGGTGCGTTTTGCTTCACCGGCGGGTCGTGGAGGGTGTGCGCAAAAAGGTGCTAAAGGGGGAATGGGACGTTCTCGAGGATGATATGGACGTACTGCCCTACGACCTGGCCGCCGTTATGGCGGCCTTGCGTGACGGCGACCTAGACACGTTGCGGCGCGAGATTGTGCCCGCGCGGGGCCAGTTCGACCGGCGGCCGGTGGGCAGTGATTTGCGCTATCCGTACCTGGCCGCGTGCGCCGGATTCACCCTATGGGGCGACCCGGACGTAAAGCCGGGCCACCTGATTCATTACCCGCTGGCCGCATCCGACTACACCGCCCAACCCGGTGAACTGCATGAGGCGCTGCTGCGCGACGGTGCTGAGGCGACCGAGCAGGGGCGATCTATGTGGCGCGAATGGATGGCGATGATATGAGCATCTGCTTTATCCCGGCCGGGGACATCACCAATGCGGGCAGCCGCATGAGGGCCTACTGGCCGGCGGAGTTTATTCCCGGCGCGACCGTTGCCGGCTGGGATGACATACGCGCCGGGCGATTGCCGCAAGCCGATGCTTACGTTTTTCAAAAGCTGGTCGATGTTGCGCTCATGCAACGACTGCGAGACGACGGCGCGATTATCGTCTGGGATGTGTGCGATCCGGCGTGGTGGTTCAATCCGAACGACGCTGAGGAAGCGGCCGACGCCGCTCATGCGGTTGTAGCATCGTCAAGGTCGCTGGCCGATGATTTTACCGAGTGGAACGGCCGTTCGGCGCGATACATCCGCGACCGAGTGCTGTTATCGCATTTTTCACGGCAGGTAGAGCATCGGGACACGTCGCCGGTGCGCCTCATCTGGTTTGGGGCCGGCCAGAACCGCGTCGCATTGCACGCGGCGGCGGCCAACCTGTCCCGGCTGCGGGCTAACGGGCACGCCGTGACACTGACCATTTTCGACGACGCGCCCCATGTGCCCGTCGGTTATCTGGAATCCGACATGCCGATCCACTACGTGCGCTGGGCGCTGCATCAAGAGAACGAGGTACTAGCCGCGCATGACATCGCTCTATTGCCGCCCTACCCCGGCCCGTGGGGCGCGGTGAAGTCCAATAACAAGGCCATCACGGCGATGGCCGCCGGTCTGCCGGTAACGGACGGAACGTGCTACCAGGAGCTTTGGCGGTTTGTGACCAGCCCCAGCACACGAGCAGAAAACGGCAGGGCGGGGCGGATTCTCGTCGAGGAATTATACAACGTAGAGCAATCGGCCGCTGACTGGACAGCGCTGATTGAGGAGTTGCAGCATGGCGCAAATGACACAGTACATCGTGGCACGGAAGGCGTTCAAGTACGACGGCAAATGGCTCAAGCCGGGTGACGTGTGGGAGCCGGTCGGCGGCCGTTTCGACGCGCAAATTATCCGTAATAAGCAGGTTGTTATCGAGACGATCAACGAGCCGGAACCGGAAGCCGACGCGCCGGAACCGGAACCGCGCAAGCAGGTGAAACGTGGCGTTGCGAAACGATAGTTATGGCAGCGTCGCCGAGGTCATGGCCCTGACCCGCCACCTACTGGATGGCGCGGCGTCGTTTTCGGCGCAGACGCGGCCGACGCTGACCGAAGTGGAATCGATGATTGATCGCTGGTCGGCGGTACTCAATGTGGCCCTGATTAACCGTGAGGTCACGACCCCGGTGAGTAACGACGTGGCCCGGCTGGTCTGCGACCAGTGGGTTATCCGTCAAGCCGCGGCTGAGGTCGAATTGACCCAGCGCGGCACGGGCTGGAATGAAGAGGAAGGCAGCCGTCTCTCTGCCTTGCGCATGGATGACGGCCGCAAGACGGCCGACAGTGTGGCCGCTGTTTTGCGGCAGTTGGGTATTGTCACCGAAGGCGACGCCTCGGACGGCCTGACCTACACCGGGCTGGACGCCCAGCGCTTGCGGCCCGACGCGCGTTACACCGGCTACGAACAGCCGCTATTCAGGCGGCATCAATTCGACCTATGAGCTATTCGACAGGCGAGGCGCAAATCGCCGAACTGATTCAGGGAGCAACGGGATTCGACCGGCGCAACGTGGCGCGCGGCGACTGGAAGCCGCTCAACAGCGGGCGCAGTGACCACTATGCCATTATCCGGCCGGGGCCGTTCGTCAACGCGCCGGACACTATCGGCAACGGTGCGGCCGTCACGACGTGGCGCACGGTGGTAGAGGTCTGGCAGCGATGGGTAGATGATGCTCCCACCGCGCAGTCACTACAGGCGCACGTGCAAACGGTGATTGAGCACCTGGAGCGCTATCCATCCCTGGACGCCGCGGGATTGTATGCGTGGATTTCCGGCGGCGGCGAAATGCAGGAGCGTTGGCTGAAAGAGGGCGGCCCGAAGTGGGCCGTCTGGGAGGTGTATCTTGACTGGCAAGAAGAACGATTCATCGCCGCCGCTGAGTAGGTCCGACCGCGAAAAGTTGACGGCGGAACTGGCCTACCACACGGAAGCGGCGGCCCGGCTAGAGACGGCCGGGAATTTTGACACGTATCACCACACGCGCGCGGATGAACTGCGCGCCATTTTGAATATCTCGGAGGATGACGATGGCAAACTGGATTAGCAGCGTGGCCGGATTTCGCATCGACAACGCCGCCGGCACACTCACCGACATCAAGCAGTATATCAACAGTGTTCGTGACGCGGGCGGGGCCAATCGGCTGGATGACACCGGCCTGGGCGACACGCGCGAGCGGACGATCAACGGTCTGGCGCGGGCAACTCAGGTGCAAATCAACGGCGCGCTCAATTCGACGACCTGGCCGATTTTCGCACCGCTGGTCAACGGCACGTCTATTACCAAGACGACCGAAATCAAGTATCAGACCGGCAAGTTTCGCACCGGCGAGGTCTACGTACAGGACGTGGAGTTGTCGATCAACGTCGGGCAAAAGTCGATGTTTTCGGCCACTTTGTCGGCTGAGAACGGCCTGAACGTGACCAGCGTCGCCGCGAGCTAGTGGTCTAAAGGAGTGGAATCATGCGCTATGAGAGTGTGGATTTAGGCGTCAGCTTTGAGCTACCGGATACGTTGACCGTCCGCGAACAGTTGATGTTTCGCAGTCGCATCGCCGAGCGGGCGCGTGAACCGTATTTCACGCGCTACTGGTACGCGGCACAAGCGATTATCCAGGAATGGGAGTGCGAGGCTATTCCCGACCTGATGGCGTTTGACCTGGACACCGACGACGGCGACGGGGCGCTATCCAATCTCATCATGTGGGTGGCCAACACCGTTACCGGCCACATGGCGGGCGTTGACGTGCCGCCAAAAAACTAATACAGGCGGCGGTGGACTGCGTGGACGACCCCCACGCCGCCCCACCGCCTGAATTGAGATTGTACTGGTTATGTATGCGTTACAGTTCCCTGCCGGGGCCGGGCGCATTGTTGGATCAAGACGCCGGGCTAATGAACCGCATGAGTGTACTGGGAAACGTCTATGACACGGTACAGCGCGTCCGGGGGTTGGCGGGCAAAGAGATTCACAACATGCGCCCGGCCGACGGCCGTCTCCTGGCCTGGCTGGACGAGATAGGAGTACGCACCTGATATGGCCGACGTGATTGTCACCGTCAAATCGGTAGACCAGGGCAGCCGCAATATTCAACAGTTCGGCGCATCGCTGGACGGGCTGGTCGGCAAGGCGCTCAAAGTCGGCGCGGCCATCGGCGGCGTTTCGTTAGCGCTGGCCGGTGTGCAACGCGCGGCCCAAGCCGCCTGGGATTTCCTGGGCGACGGCGCGGCGCTCGAACTGGCCAACAGCCGTTTTGAGAATCTGGCGGCCAGCATCGGCACGACGGCCGCGGCGCTCAAGGGCGACATGGCTGAGGCGACCGGCGGCATGATGAGCAATGCCCAGATGGTGGCGTCGGCGTCGGACATCATTTCACTCGGACTGGCCGACACCAGCGACGGCGTGGTCAGACTATCCAATCTCGTCGGGAAGTTGGGCTGGGATATGC